TTGCTGTATGGGCGTACAACTCAAATGGGATTATGAATGGTCCTGTTATGTGGCTTGGGACAACTACAACGACTGGTGGTACTTGGAGCGTAGACTACACAGCAGCAGGGTTTATTACTGCTCCTGTTGTACAAGCTACAGCAATCTTATCTGCTGCTAACGTTTATGATAGAGCTTGGGCTACATTGAGCACTGCACCGACCACTACTAGTGCTAGTGGGTATGGTTTAAGAGGTGCTAACTTGCTAGCTCTTGGTGCTACCACAAGGACTGTCCCAGATGGTACAGTGATACAGGTTACTGTTATTGGTGAGACTTCTACCGGCGGTTAAGTAAGTAACTTTACAATAAGCATTCTTAATTGAGTGCTTATCAATAAATTTACTATTTATTTTCACAAAGGGTTGACAGGACGTCAATATGTTTGATACACTTCTCCCATCAAAGAAAGAAACAACGGAGAGAAGAATTTTGAATAAGTACAAACTTTTGATTACAAGCCAAGACTATTACGGTCATAACTTTATTGACAACATCATCAAATACTCTGGGAAGGGTGGTGTTTTGGACAAGAAAGAGCGATTCTTTAATGACTATCCTCATGCATGTGTAATGAATATTGAGACTGGAGAGTTTCTTAAGTCAGAGCCTAGTGTTGAGGTTGTGGTGATTAAAGAGGAATATTCGAAAGAAACTCTTGAAGCGATGGACTGGGATGAGTTGAGAGCTTTGGCTAAGAAGCTCCACGGGATTACTGGTCGGGATCGTAGTCAGGTGATCAGGCAGTTCTTGGAAAAGAATGAAGCTGTTTAAGTAGTACAATTTAATAATCCGCTATGGAGTAAGATGCTATGTCAAAAGTAATATTTGCAACAAAGATGCAGAAAGAAGTTTTGGAAAGTGATGGGAAGCTGACGGTGATTACAGCAGAGCCGGGAGCTGGTTCAACTGTAGCCCTTCTAATGAAGGCTTATAAAGAAGCCAGTGATAATCAAGATGTCAATGTAACCTTCTTTGTTCCCACGCCTCATCACCTAAAAGTTTGTGGTGGTGTTCGTGAAACATTTATGAAGTTGTTCGGTCAAGACTGCCGTTACTCTGAAACTTCTTGCATTGCAACATTGAAGAATGGTTCAAAGATTAAGTTTGTAGCTTGCCACGGGGATGTTAGTACAACCTTTGGCTTGGCTAATGAACTCATGTTGTTTGATGCCAATATCTCTAAAGACTTTGTTGTTGCTCATTTGTTTCGAGCTAAGAAAATGGTTGTAGTTGACTCAATTGAGAATCTTGAGAAAGACGACTCTTGGGCTAACAAAGCAAACCTTCTTGATAAAGTTAACGGTCAGGTTGTTGGCTTCTGTGATTCTGTAAAACATATTACCGGGACAATTGAAGAAAACTTCTTGTTTGAAGGTGATCGGAATCGCTATAAAGAATTGGTAATGCAGTCAATTCCCGGACGAATGAAAGTTCAGTTTGGGAGTGTTGTAGTTTGAATTACAGTAAAATTTATGACCAATTAGTTGCAAAAGCAAAGCCTCGCGGATTGAATAAGAACTCTGTAGATTTCTACACGGAGATTCATCATATAGTACCCAGAAGTATTGGTGGTACTGACGAGTCTAGTAATCTTGTTATGTTCTCAGGTCGTGAGCATTTTGTAGCACATATGTTGCTATGGAAATCTTACCCAGAAGATATCAGCTTAATGCGCGCTGCTTTCATGATGTCCTCTCGTTGGAAGACACGAGATATTCCTGATGAGCACCCTCAAAACTCTAGGACATATTCTAGGTTGCGAGAAGAGTATGCTCAAGCGGTTAGTATCCAGTGTTCTGGTGAAAACAATCCTATGTTTGGTGTTACTCACTCCGCTGAACTTCGTGAGCAAATTGAAAAGACACGGAAGAAAACAAATCGTAGGAAACAATTGGCCGACTGGCGAAACAGCAATGAAAAGTACATGTCGCAGTTTAAGCCTAAGCAAACTGAACTCCAGCCTTTTCTTATAAATATAGGTTCAAGCTTTCCTACCTTCAGGTATAAAGGTGAGCTTAAAGATTGGTTAGCGTTTGAAGTTTATAAAGACTTCTGGTCGCGCTCTGGAAAGACTGGAAAGAAAGACCTTTCAACCAAAATTGTGAAAGTTTCAGGTAAAGAGTTCAGCACTAGTTATTTTACAACTATGACAGGAAGATTTGTTGAGGATTTTGATCCTTCCTCAAATTCAGACTATGTAGCCAAGGCTTTGAACAACAACTCAGACGAATATATTACAGAAATGGAATACGCCCTGAGAAAGACATTAGTTGAAATTGAAGACGATTACATCTCTGATTGGATGGACAACAGAGAAGATAATAGATCTAAGATACAAGATGCTTTGACGAAACTTAAAGTTGAAAAGCACAAGTATAATAGTAAAGCTATTTTCTCATTGGTTGACGTAACAGAAGCGCTAATACTGTGGCGATCAGGTTTTGTAGAACAAAAGTTTCTTGCAAATCTTTACGGTGTAGCTAGAAATTCAGTTTCTAACGCACTAGAGACTAAAGAGCGATGGCTTGAAGTTAAAAACAAAATTGAAGAAATTGAGGTAAGCGTCTTTGACAACTACAAACGTAGTAGCGCCTGCCAGCAAACCACAAGCGATGTTTTTGTCCACCCCTGATTGGGTGGACATCTGTTTCTACGGGGGTCAGGCTGGCGGAGGTAAGACTTGGGCTGGATTGGCCCATCACGCCAAATATATGCATGACCCGCTTTACCGTGGACTAACGTTACGCCGAACAACACCAATGCTACTTAAGCCGGGTGCTGTTTGGGATGAAGCAAAACAATTATATAGGCTTCTTGATCCAGATTGTAGAATTAGGATTAAAGACTTAAAGATCATCGCAAGTTCAGATGCAGAAGTATTCTTCTCTCACTTTGAACGAGTTGATGATACAGACAACTTTCAAGGTGCTCAAATCTCCAGTTGTGTAATGGAGGAGTTGTGTCAGTTTGAAGAATCTCAGTTTAACTACATCCTATCTCGTTTGCGTACTAAGGCTAACATGAAGCCTAACATGCGAGCCACCATGAACCCGGACCCAGATAGTTGGGTGAGAAAGTGGGTTGACTGGTACTTGTATCCAGAAGGTCATGAATTGTTTGGTCGTCCTGACCCAGCAAAGCAAGGTGTAATTAGGTGGTTTGTTCGTCTAGATAATGAAATGTTCTGGGCTGATACTAAAGAAGAGCTTGATGAACGTTTCCCTGATTGTGTCCCTCTTTCGTTTAGATTCATCGCAGCTTCCGTCTATGATAATCCGCATATTGAAAAGAGTTATATCGCTTTTCTTCAAGGTCTTCCTCGCATACAAAAAGAAATTTTGCTCTACGGGAATTGGGAAGCGCGTCCTGAATCAAATTCGCTAATACGACGTGAGTGGTTTGTGGAATGTGCTGAAGAACCTGCATGGACAGAGATTGTTAAAACAGTAAGAACGTATGACTTTGCTGGCACTTTGAAAGGTCCAGATACAGTCTACGATCCTGACTACACAGCTAGTATTAAAATCTCTAAATTAAAGAATGGTGAATATTTTATCCATGACATTATCCGTACAAGGATTCGTTTTGGTGAGTGGAGCCGTTTTGTTCTAGAGAATGCACTTCGGGATGGCGTTAAAGTTGACATTGTAATCCCAGAAGATCCGGGACCAAGTGCTAAAGCTGCAACTATGATGCTTGCAAGAGAGATATCTGAGCAAGGTTACTTTGTAAGAACTTTAAAAACCAACCAGAAAAAGATTGATAGGTTTCGCCCATTTGCATCGTTCACTATGAACGGTGGTATGAAGATCCTAAAGAATTGTGGTAATGACTTTGAGAACAAAGTTTACAATGACCTTTCATTCTTCTATAAGGAACTTGAGACTTTCACAGGCGAGCGTAAGTCGGGCTCACAAGGCCACGATGATCTCGTCGATGTTTGCTCTGATGGATTTATTGTTCTAGCTCAGAAGTTGAGTATTCCGCTGTTTACACTCCCCAGCATGACAAAATCCAATGAATTCAGCTTTTAATTAGCCTATCTTTACAAAGGAATAACATGGCAGAAAATGACAATCTAGACCTCTCTGCCGGTGATAATCCAGCCTTAAGAATTAAGATGGGTGAAACTGGATGGATTGGACTCCGCGAGTTCGATGGTATTATTCTTGAACAAATGAGAAAGGATCTCACTTGGCCTAGAGCCAATAGAACCTATCAAGAGATGGCTGAAGATTCTACAATCGCTTCTGCTCTCTCTTTGTTCTCAATGATGATCAGCAGAGTTAATTGGAAAGTAGTTCCACCTGTAGATCCTACTGAAGATGACCTTAAGAAAGTTCAATTCCTTCAGCAATGCATGGACGACATGGAGCACAGTTGGTTTTCTTTTATTAAAGAAGTAACCAGCATGTTTACATATGGATACTGTGTAAATGAAAAGGTCTTCCGTCGCCGGCGTAAGGCAGCAGGCTCTAAGTTTGATGATGGTCTTGTAGGTATTCGCAAGCTCCCTGTACGTTCTCAGACTACCATTTACCGTTGGTTGTTTGACGATACTGGACGTGAACTTACTGGTGTTGTGCAAGATACATCGTTCCTTGTAGATGGTTATCGTCTAGCTAATAGCTCTCAGTATGGCGGACAGATTGATATTGAGCGTAAGAAGTTTCTTCTCTTTCGTACAGATGTAAGCCGTGACAATCCGACTGGTACGTCACCCCTTTCCAAAGTATATAAAAGCTGGCGCTATCGGAAGCAAATCGAAGAAGCTGAGTCCGTAGGTATTACTCGTGGTCTTGGCGGTATTCCTCGCTTTGATATCCCCGCCGATTATCTGAAGTCTGATGCTACACAAGACCAGAAAGATACAGTAGAGGCATTTAAGAACATCGGTCGTAATTTGCAAAGCAACGAACAAGCTTGCATCATTATGCCTAAGTTCTATGACGATCAAAACAACAGCTTATTTGATTTTGAGTTGGTTGGCCCTCCGAACGCCTCGCAGTATGACACAGATAAAGCCATCACCCGCTGGGATAATAAAATCCTACAGGCACTGTTTGCAGATATCCTTCAAATGGGTAACTCAAAAGGTGGTAGTTTTAACTTAGCAGACAGTAAGTCGTCTATTGTCCACATGGCCGTGGAATGCTATCTGAAAGAGATTCAAGACCCATTGAACACGGATTTGATACCACAACTATTCGCGCTGAATGGATGGGAATTGGATCGTCTACCTAAGTTTGAATATCAGCAGATCAAAGAAGAAGACTTGGATGTTCTATCTAAATATCTCCAACGTGCTGGTAGTCAAGGTCTTATCCAGAAAACTCCGGGTAACATTAATCAAATTGCTGATTGGATTGGACTTCCTGACCGTATTGATTCTGAAGAAGAACTTTCGGCTTATGAAAGCACTATGACAGCATTCAGCTCCAATGCCGGTGAAGGTATGACTTCTGGGCTCCCATCTGGGACAGGTAAAGCTGATGGTAGTTCAGGTGACAGCTCATCTTCTAATTCGGAGAATACATAGATGACAACATACGCATATAATCCAGACCCAGAAGATGAGTCTAAAGCAAAGCTTAATATCTCTGATGCCCGACATACAGCAGACGCGGTTGCAGCTCTTGGTAAAGGTTTCAGAGGTAACAAAGTAGATATCCCGGAAGCTGATCTTCCAGCAGTAAAGAAGAAAGTTCGTGCTGCTTACAAGAAATTCTATCCAGATAATGAACTACCTGACATCCTCAAAGCTTCTGAAATGATTGACATGTTCTCTAGCTTCATTGAAAAGTTCTTCGGGGCTGCTTCTGACGAAGCTCCAGTAGTTGAAGAAATCAATGAAGAGATGGTGTCTTACGAAGTTGTCTATGAGCCTCTAGTGAAGGATGCTCATGGGGAATGGATGTCTGAGTCTACCATTGAAAAGGCTTGTGAGAACTTCAACCAGAACCTTGAGAAAGGGGTGGTTAATTCTAACCTCTTTCATCTTGAATCTACTGATGCGTTCACCATTGAATCTACATGGGTTCAAAAGGAATTGGATGTAAAGGTTGTTCAAACTGACGAAGTTATTAAAGCTGGTACTTGGGTTGCCAAGATTAAATACCACAGTGAGGATCTTTGGAACCTCAAGAAGTCTGGTGTTATTGGTGGTGTAAGTATTGGCGGTAAAGGAAAGATTAACCAAAAGACTGGTGAAATCACCAATGTCACATTCGATGGTGGTGAATAATGCCTTTGATTATTAAAACAAAAGATGATAGTAAACGTCCTCACCTAGCACTTACTCATATGGAACTCCAACAGGGTAGTGCTAATGGGCGTAATGTATCCCTTCTTATGAAGTCCGATGCAACTATCACAGAAGATGTTGAAAAGGCTCTTGTAGCTCTTGGTATTACTAAATCAATGTTTGCTTCTAAGATTAGCGAGGCACTTTCTAGTGCAGTTCGTGAAGCCTTTGGGGATAAAGATGATAAGTATTGGCTGTATGTAGAAGATTATAATGATTCCATTGTTCTCTTCTGTAGTGAGGGTGGTCTATTTTCGGTAGATTACACTCTTGTAGATGGAAAAGTCACCCTTGGTGATTTGGCCAAACCCATGACTCGTGTTATTTCATATGTACCTGAGTCTGGGGAAATGCTTCTGTCTGAAGACGCGGAAGATAAACTAGAAGAAGGAATCTATAGCCTTGTAACTAAAGCCCTTCAAAACAAAGATACGCAAGAGCATCTGTTGTTGATGCATAAAGCGCAAGAACTTAAAAAATCTGAGGTAGAAATTTTGGAACAAGAAATCAAGAAAGCAGTTGATGCTGCTGAAGCAATTCTTAAAGCACAACTCGTAGAAAAAGAATCTGCCCTGACCAAAGCACTCGCTGACTTGGAAGTGTTCAAGGCCGAGAAACTGGAAGTTGTAGCTAAAGCTCGTAAAGAAAAGCTTGAAGCTGTAGTTAGCAAAGAAGAAGCAGAAGGTCTGTTCAAAGCAACTGAAGCTCTGGCTGATGAAGCATTTGAAGCAGTTCTGAAGTCGCTTGGTGGTAAAGCCAAAGACGAACAAAACTCTGACCTTTTCAAAGAGAAAGGTGTTAGCGGTGAAGGTGAACCGAAGAAACAAGAAGAAGCTGGTCTGAATCTTGTTGGTGAACTTATTAACAAAAGTAAAAAACAATAATATTGTTTATCAATAAAATCCTAGCTAGGAGTTTCAAATAATATGG